TGATTGTCTCGTGCAGCGGTTCGCTGGTCAGCCTGCTGCAAAAGCAGCCAGACGTGGCGGCCGTCGTGCAGCATGGAGCAGAATACGGCGTTTATCACGACTGCTGGCTGCCGGCAATGTCGGCGCCGTTGTATCTTGGCCTTGGTTTGACTGACCTAAGTGGTGCGCCCTACATCAGCCGCCCAGTTCAGCCAGAAGCAGGCAAGATCCGCATTGGCCTGCGCTGGTCGGGAAACAAGGAGTTTGAGGCGCAGCATCACAAGCTTTTCCCAGCCGACCCGTTTTTTGATGCAGTAAAGCGAGCGGATGTCGAATATATCAGCCTCCAGCGCGACGCGGATCTGGAGTTTAAGCCGCATTGGGTCGCACTTGTGCCGCTCGAGACTTGGAATGACACGCAGCAGGCTGTAGCATCCTGTGACTTAGTTATCAGTTCCTGCACGTCGGTTTCGCATCTATCCGCTGCAATGGGCGTTCCGACCTGGGTCGTCATTCCAGTCATGGGATACTACCTCTACGCCATGCCTGGTCCTCAAACTCCTTACTACGACTCAATGAGGCTTTTCCGTCAGGTCGAGTTTGGTCAGTGGGGCCATTGTATGAAGGAGCTAAAGGAAGCCGTCGCCACTTTTAACAAATGAACTACTGCCTCGTCGAAAACAATGCCATCGTCGACGGTCCACGCGGTCTTCCTAGATCGTGGCGAAACATCTCCGGTCTCAATTGGCTATCGGATCATGATTTGCGGCCGCTTGGCTGGCTGCCATCTCGCATTGAGGAAGGGATCGTTGACGAGAAATTTGTTGGTTCGACGTTCACGATTACGGAAACCGAAGTCATCGAAACAAAACAGTGGCGGAAGTTTACGGCCGAGGAACAAGCGGAAATTGAGGCGCAAAAGGCCAAGCAGGTGCGCAGCGAACGAAACGCAAAGCTGACCGAAACAGATTGGACGCAAGTCGACGACACGCCACTAGACAACGTCGCAAAGAACGCTTGGGCAAACTATCGACAAGCACTGCGCGACCTACCGGATCAGGCCGGATTTCCTTTCAATGTAACTTGGCCGGCTCAACCAGAATAAGTCATGGCTAATCTTTCCGACATCATCACGCCGTCGAATGTACTGACGGCAACCAACACGGCCACGCTATCGAACAAGACGATCAGCGGTGCGAGCAACACGGTCACGAATGTTTCGCTCACGGCGTCTGTGACTGGGACGCTGCCGGTTGCCAACGGCGGAACTGGGTTGGCTTCGGTTACGGCTAACAACGTTATCCTTGGGAACGGCACGACGAGTTTTCTTACCGTCGCGCCTGGTACTAGCGGCAACGTTTTACAAAGCAACGGCACAACCTGGATCAGTGCTGCTGCTGGCGGCGGTGGGGTGTCCGTGACTGTTTACACATCAAGCACGACGTGGACGAAGCCAACTGGCGCTAAGGTCGTTGAGGTGATCTGTATTGGTGGTGGCGGCGGTGGTGCTTCTGGTCGTAAAGGCGCTGCATCTAGTACAAGACTAGGTGGTAGCGGTGGAGGTGGTGGCGCTTGTGCGAAAAACACCTTCAATGCGGATTTGCTTGGCGCGTCTGAAACGCTTACGGTTGGAGCTGGCGCAACAGGTGGAGCAGCAGTTACTGCAAGCAGTACTGATGGCAACGCTGGCAATACTGGCGGCGATTCTAGCTTCGGAAATTGGATTATAGCGCGTGGCGGCGGCGGCGGAATCGGAGGAATTGTCGCTACATCACGGGAAGGTGGCGATGGTGGAAGCGTCACGCGCGGAACTCAAAGTGGGTTTCAAAGCAGTAGCTCAACTGCCATACAAACTGGCGGAGCAGGTAGGAGATCGGCAACCGCAGGCTTATCTACTGAGTGGGGAGGTGCTTCCGGCGGTGCTTCAAACCTCAGCACAATGACTGGTGCTGGAAGTTCAATTTATGGCGGTTCTGGTGGCGGCGCAGGAGCGGGAATTAGTGACACAAATATTGTGGTACAAGGTGCTGCTGGAGGCCAAGGAGGCTTTTATGCAGTTGGAGGCGGTGGTGCGGCAGGTACATCTGGCGGAAATGGATCAGCCGGAGCCGGTCCGACGTACTCTCTGTGTGGAAACGGAGGCGGAGGCGGATCAGCTACCACGACCGGACCGGTTGGAGCTGGCGGCGCTGGCGGTCGTGGTTGCGGAGGCGGTGGCGGTGGCGCGGGAGTCAACGCCGTTGTTGACTCCGGAGCAGGCGGCAACGGTGGCGACGGCGTGGTAATCGTGATCACTTACCTATGAGACACTTTTTGATTTCTCCGGAAAAGGAGGTAAACTGCATCTTGTGGGACGGTGCATCGCCGTATCCTGTAGCTGCTGGTTGGCTGCTGCTCAACGAGGTAGACTTCGCAACCTGGCGTGCTGACAATCCGCCTCCGCCTCCGCCTCCTGGGCCTGTTCCAGAAGCGGTCGGTCCTGCGCAGTTGCGGATCGCGCTGCGCCGTCTGCACAACATCAAGCCGAACGACGTGCTCGCTCTGATCGCTGCCATCGAGGACGTCGACAAGGAAGCCGAGGCCGAGATCTTGTGGGAATACGCGGCAGAGATTAAGCGCACGCATCCTCTGGTTCTCTCCTTTGGCTCTGCCTTCAGTCTCACAGCAGAACAGATCGACGAGGTATTCCGCCAAGCTGCGCAGATCTAGTTTAACGCCAGCGCCTTTTTTGATGAGTTGGTTTACGGAACTGCTTTTCAACGCTGGGTCTGGCGGTCTGTTCGGCATGGTCGGCAGCTTGGCGACGACCTGGATGCGACTGCGCGAGAAGAAGCTGGATAATCAGTTCCAGTTGGACCTGATGGACAAGCAGTTTGCCAGCGCCGAGGCAGTCGCTGCGTGGCAGGCATTCAGCGCATCGCAGACCGCCAGCGCCGCGGATATGACCGAAAAGGTCGCTCCCTGGGCGGCTAACGTGCGCGCGGTCACCCGTCCGGCTCTTACCGCCTTTCTGGTCGTTGGTGCGTTCTTCGCTGTTCTGCTCATCAACGACGAGGCCGTGAAGGCCAACGCACTCCAGTCCTTTCAAATGCTCGCCGGCACCTCGGTCGCGTGGTGGTTCGGTTCGCGCATGACCACTCAGATTTCCCAGCCTCGCAAATGAACGATCACGCCGGAGCTAAACTGTTCTTCGCCAATGCCGGCGCATGGATCGGAACTATCATCAGCCTGCAAAACATACAGGTGGTCATCGCCATTTTGTCTGGTGTCGCCTCCATCGGCGTCTCTGTTCTGTCGATGATCTGGCTACACAAGAAGGTCAACGGCCTGGATAAGAAGGACAACGACGGTCTGTGATTTTACGCTTGCGGTAATTGTGATGACCGAAGCGTGCCCTTCCTACTTTGCCCGTGGCTTTGTCGGGCAGATCGACGAATCGACCGGAGTCATTCACGACGTTGCCGTCATCACCGAAGGCCGAGCACTAGGCCACGGTGTAAATATCGACGCCACGACGATTGAGCAGGTCAAGGCGCAGGCCGAAACCTACTCCGGCGGCCTCAAGGTAAAGATGGACCACGGCGGCGGTGCTGCCGACATCGTCGGATACCTGACCGACTTTCGCATCGCCGGCAACAAGCTGATCGCGAACTTCCACGTTCTGCAAAACACTCCGCACCGCGCGTACATTTTCGAGATTGCCGAAAAGATTCCGGACACGTTCGGAATGTCCATCGCCTTTAGCGGTCCGACCGAACTTGCGAACGACAAGAAAACGGTCCTTCAACGCTGCTCGGAAATCTACTCTTGCGATCTGGTCAGCGAACCCGCGGCAAATGCCGACGGGCTGTTTTCGATGAAACCCGAAGAACTTTCCCCTATGAACGACGAAGACAAGAAAGCCATCGCCGGCATGATTGAGTCGGCCATGATGGGCCTGGGCGAGCGTCTCTCCAAGCTGGAGTCGATGCTGCCGAAGCCTGAAGACAAGGAGGTCGCTATGGCCTCCCGTAACGACGAAATCAAGCTGGCCGCTGAGGCTGCTGGTCTCGCTGCTGTCAAGGAGTTCGCCAAGTCCTTTGGCGCTCCGGTAACCAAGGCCATCGCCTCCGAGGCTCCCGCTGCTCCTGCTCCTGCCGCTGCGCAGAAGTTCGAAGAGCTGGTTGCTGCCAAGGCGACGGAACTCAAGAGCAAGAGCGCGGCCATCGCGTTCTGCGTCCAGAATCACAAGAACGAGTACGCTGCCTACCGCACCCGCGTTCAAGCCGGCGAGATCGTGAAACTCTAATCACCCACCATGAGCACCCAATACTTCGGCACGGGATCGTTCCTTGCCAATGCTACGATCACTGCCTTCCGCGCGGTGGTCATTTCCACGAACGGTGGTGTCGGTCTCGCTGCTTCTACTGGCAGCGTGGACGGCATCGCGCAGATCGACGCGGCTTCCGGCGACTACGTTACCGTGAAGTTCCTGAACAACGGCGGCACCCAGAAGGGCACGCTGGTCACTGGTCCTGTGACTGTTGGCGACACGCTGTATCTCGGCGCGTCCGGCCAAGTCAGCCCCACGGGCACCGTCACCGTCGGCAAGTCGCTCACGACCGCCGGCACCGATGGCTCGATCATCGAGTTCATCGCTAAGAACCTCTAATAGCACCCACCATGTATACGAACGCTGCTGCAATTTTCCGTGGCGATCTCGCCGGTGTTGTCGAACAGGCCAAGGACTGGGAGTCCAACCTGATCGGTACCCGCGTGATGCCGATTCTCAATGTTCCCGTTCGCGCCGGCCAGTATCCTTCCTTCAAGTTGAAGGAGGGCCAGCTGCTCAAGAGCGACGTGAAGAACCGCTCGCCGTATGCGACCTACGCTCGCGGCACGCGCGCCTTCACGCAGGAGACCTACACCGCGCTGGAGTACGGCTACGAGGAGGCGGTCGACGATACGATTGCCGCCGACGTGTCGCGCTTCTTCGACGCCGAAGTCGTTGCGACCAAGCTGTGCCTCCGCAAGCTGCTCCTCGCGCACGAACTCCGCGTTTCGAGCGCGATCTTCAACGCGTCGACGTTTACCTCGACGAACT